AGAAACGCTGTGCTTGAGATGTCTGAATTTTACTCGGATTTATCTGTTATTGGTATCGCTGGTCTGTTTGACCCCAACCAAATCTTAAGCACCTTCGGCACTACAAATGCCGAACCACCAGTTGCCTCCTTTATTGGTAACTGGTGGCATTACCGTGTCCTAGAGAATGGACACGAGGTGCCGTTTATCGGAAATCTGCTGAGTGAACTGAGATTCCGTAAACCGCACACCTTCTTCGGAGGCCATCGCTCTTTCTTGCGAGACCTCTGTTACCTGGCGCATCGAATTGCCAGCCGCACCCTACAACTCTTATACAATACTGTACAAACTGCTGCTCGCTTTTGTCCAACCAGACCACAATTCCATTATTTGGCCCAAATTGCCGTTTTCGGCTTTGCCTGTTATGGAGTTCATTGGTGGTTGTACCATGATTATTCTTTGTCCCAGTGGATTGCCACGCGTTTATGCCGCCACGGTAATGCCAGCCAACTTGATTCCACCTTACTTCGGAGCACTTTCAATGAATTGCCGATCGTGAGCCAGGCCCCGAGAGAGAATCATACGCACGGCACCGCCGCCGCACGTCGCTCCACCGCTACCACCATGGCGCGACACTACGCTGGCCTGTTGGGGTTGACCCCCTTTTTTGAACAACAATCGTTGAGTGACCAACGCCACAGTTTGGCAGGGTCGCGCACATGGTATTGGGCTAAGGATTTTACAGCCGAACCATCCAATGCGCGCCCGAATGATACTCATTTGAATGTGTTAATCGATGTTGATTACTATCACAATATGCCCTCTTATTTAGTGGATAATTTTCTCCCCACCATGTTATACACCTTCCAACCTGGCGCTGCTGCTGCGGTGCGTTTGGACTACTCATTTACCTTCGGTTGCGACAACGAAGTTGAGTATCGTGTACATGGCGGTGGATTATATTCCCACAAGATCTGGAATTATGGTGTTGACCACTTGCTTGCGGCCAAGACCTTCTGCCGGATCCCTTATCGTGCAGCATCCTATTTGGTTGATAGAAAACCGATTGATGAAGACCACGACGTCGTCTTCCTCACGCCCACCGCCAAGTGGTCTTGGTTTTACGCAATCCTTGCATCATTCTTTTCCGGACGGGCTTTAAAACGCCTGTCAGTCGTCAACGGAAATCACGCACGCCTAGCATTGATTGGCCCGAAGGGCCATTATGTTTCCACCGCTCTGCTTGGGCAACACGTGTGTGCTACTGTACCAGTTGAAGTCGACAATTGTGTGTTCAATTTGGCCAAGAATGGCCGTTCCGACGTTGTTATCGGTACTATCGAAAGCGCCTTACCGGCTACGGAATCAGAGGATCCCATCCGTCGGAAACAAAAAGCTGTCGTCTTGTATGATTTTGTCAAAGCTAATGCGCCCTCAGTTGTGGAGGTGCGCTATACGCTTATTGAAACGGTGCGCCGTTTTCAATATGGAAAATTTGACCAAGATGCCAAACCTTCTCTTGCCGCTTTCATGCTACCATTGGTGAATGGAGCATTTAGTCCCGACAAGACTGTTGGCAATGAAAAACAGGCAGTCGTAGGACGTATAGACGCTGTGAAAAACGATGCCCCCATTACCCCTTTTCTCCTATCAGTGATTGAGGAGTTTGTCGAACGTTTCATCCCCAATACCGGGTGCCTCGTGCCCCGGGACGATGAAGACGTCTACGACAAACAGAATCGACCCTCCCAGAGGAAGATTTTTGCCGCCGCCCAATGGGCTTTGCCCAAGCGGATTATTAAGTTCTTCGTGAAAACCGAAGCTTATGGCAAAATCACTGACCCTAGGATTATTTCGACGATTAATGGACCAGACAAAATAAAATATTCCAAGTTTTGTTATGCTTTAGCAGATTACATGAAAACCATGCCGTGGTATGCGTTTGCCCTCCTGCCCAGAGAGATTGCGGATCGTGTCGTTACGATTTGCAGCTGGTCAGATGAAGTCGACCTGAGCGATTTCAGTCGTTTTGATGGAACGATTGGGGAAACAATACGCCACCTTGAAGCTGTGGTGTTGGCCCGGGCCTTTGGTCCTGGGCATATGAAAGAGCTAAAAGACATACATGGAGCCATGATGCACATGGTTGCCATTGGAACGTTTTTCACAAAATACTCACAAGAGTTTCAACGTGCTTCCGGAGAGCCGGGCACGTCGATCTTCAACTCCATCGCCAATGCTTTCACGATTTTCTTAGCACACCGCATGACCAAGACCAAGGATGGTTTCATGAGTGCTAATGAAGCGTGGAAGAAATTGTGCGAGAAGTCTCTTGTTGGAGGTGATGATGGGTTGAGTGGCAACCTATCATCACAGGCCTATTTGCGGGCCTGTAAGGCGCTGGGTTTGGTTACCAAACTCGACACCATTAAGCGAGGAAACATGGGAGTTTCATTCCTCGCACGCATTTATGGCCCAGACGTGTGGACGGGAGATACTAACTCCTGTTGCGATCTTCCACGACAATTGGCGAAATTTCACGTTTCTCAACCTTTGCCCCATGGCGTTGCGGCTGTTGAGAAACTCGTGGCTAAGTCACAATCTTTCTATTTGACTGATCGGTTCAGTCCCATCATTGGTTCCTTTGTGACCAAGGTGGTGGAATTCTATGACCAGGATAAGTTCCTCCTCAACCCTGCAGTAGATGTTATACGCAGTTGGGGTAGCCATGTTGACCTTGAACATCAGTATCCGAATTACCCCGCGGGGTGGATGTCGAGTTACTTTGATGCAGTTTTACCATTGTTCGATCGAACCCGTTATTACCTCTGGTTGTGTGGAGCAACCAAGCTGGACCAATTGTTGTCCCCCCCTGTATTTATGGACCCTGTTGAGGCTTTTCCGCAAACAGTAGACGTTGTCGTTGATGGATCCATCTTGCCCGCCAAGCGCGGCGCGGAGTATAGGCCCAAACCAGATTTGAGACTCAAGAGAACCTTGCGCATCAAACCTGTTGTTGTGGTCACCCAATCCGAATCGCACCGAAAGCAAGATGGTGATACTAAAGACCATGATGACTATGTTGCTGAGGGAGCACGGGCGGACAATCGACGCAAGAAAGCGCCTACCCCGGAGGGGGCTGTGCGGCGTCTGGCTGAGCGAACCATTTGTGGTAAGCAAAAGGCCTGATTTTGAAGGTGTTTGTGAGTTGGCGGGCCTCCTGGCTGGCCCGTGCCGTTTTATACTTTCCAACTCACATTTTAAATGGCAAAAATTTCCCAGAAGAAAAATTCTCCTTTACAACAACGCAATGCTAAACGCAAATCTGACATCTCTGCGCGACGTGCCAGATCCAGCAATTCTTTACGAGTCGTGCCCAACGCCGTTAAGATATCCCCTGGATCTGTTCCGCCAGTGGTTAATCGTCCAAGTCGTCGTTCAATTCATGAAGCTGTGTGTTCTATTACTGATCCATTTTGCTCCCGTGCCAAGGGATCCAAATGGCCCGATGGACTAGGTGGTGCGACCATGTCCATGCAGATCAGAGAACACGTTCAATTGACTACCATTCAGAATGGCAGTGTATTGTCCTTTATCAGTACTTCTTTACCTTTGTGTTACCTCCCTGCTGCGAGTTTCGCCGGAGGGGTCTACACCATGAACGCTTCTTATCAAAATTTAACCACTTCAACCAACTTTTCCACCTACGCTGAGACATATCGTGTTGTTTCCGCGGGCATCATCGTACGCAATTTATTGCCTGCTTTGACTGCTTCAGGTTACTTAATCATTTCTCGTGAAACTACCATGCCCCCAGTTAGTTCAACTGTAGCTCCCGGATCCACCCAAGGCTCCGAAGTGTCTACTTTCCCTGTCCATTCTGGCATGGAACGCGCCTTCATCTTCAAACCCATTGGAGCTGAAGCACGCAAGTTCGTTATTGAGAACACTACCACGATTTACGTCCCTGGTTGGGACGTCATCAAAGTCGAGCTTGTTGGTGGACCATCCACCGCTGTCGTCGCCCTCGACATCGAAGTTGTTTATAACATTGAGTTTACTTTGCCCTTAACGCAGATGCCTCTGCACCAATTTGTTAAGATTGAACGCCCCAACGCCCCCAAAGCTATTGAAGCTAGTAATCTTGTCATGAATCGAATCTCTGACACTGCTAGCAATACCTTGAGCGTTTTGGGTGATTCCATACTGAAACATGCCGAGACTGCCGTTGAAGACATCTTTTC